ATCCATACGAAATACTATCCACGATCAAATTTTATATGATGGAATGGATATTAAGCATGTAGAGCCTTTACGAGAGATTATGCAGGACTATACCTTTTCCATGCCCATAACTGTCGATGTACAGACTTCTAAAAAGAGTTGGGGGGATCTATACAGTGGTTGATAAAAAAACAGACATTCAGAGTATAGTTGAAATAATAAATAAAAAGTTGAAGACTAACATATCCGTTGGGGATTCAGAATCTCTAGAGGTCAAACGTATAGAAACTGGTATACCTCCCTTTGATCAGATTTTAGGGGGAGGAATACCACGACAGTCGGTGACTGAATTTTTTGGGTATCAGAGTAGTGGCAAGACGTATATTTCCCAACGAATAATAGCTCACGCTCAGTCTCAGGGGCTTAAGTGTGGTTTTGTCGATGCGGAGTGGGCTTTTGAGCCAAAGTGGGCTGAGAGCATAGGTATAAACACTGAGGAATTAATTGTTTCTAGGCCCCACACAGGAGAATCTGCTTTAGACATATTGCTGGCTCTTTGTGAGGCCGGGTTAGATTTGGTAGTTTTGGATTCCATTGCTGCTCTTCTCCCTACCGCTGAGGCTGAGGGAAGTATGGAGGATATGCAAATGGGTCTTCATGCACGTTTGATGAATAAAATATTTAGAAAACTTCCTGTAGCTATGAGTACCACTACTCCAGGCACTGCTGTAATTATGATCAATCAAATTAGGGCTGGGTTGGGGGGATACATAACTAAAGAGGCATTACCTGGGGGGAAGGGACAGGAGTTCTTTAGCCGAATCATGGTACGTATGGCTAAAGGGGAGTCTATAGGAGAAAAGGGGTTCTACATTAAAATGAGAACACCCAAGAATAAAACTTTTAAGCCTCTGCAGGAATGTTTGGTTCCTTTTTATTATGACGGTCAACAAAATCCAGCATACGAACTATTTACTACGGCTCTTGATTTGGGGGTAATAGAGCGTAGAGGGGCTACGTATACTTTCAATGGAACTAAGGCAGTAGGTAAGGATAACTTTGTTTCTTCTATGAAGAGTAATGATGATTTATACGAGGAAATTCAAACACAGGTAAGGAGTAAGGTATGACCACAGATAGAGATGTTGCGAGTTTGGCTGAGGATATTCAGACCATGGTGGGTTCCTATACCTCTTTCATGGAGGGTATCGCATTACAGGATTCGGAGTTAGCCTGGGAATTAGCCGAGAAGTATGCCGATAGATTGAGGGACATGACACGGGAGGCTTTTGCTGACCTTGCAGCGGAAGCGGGTGAGGGTCTTAGGAAGCCAGCCAAGAAGAAGAAGCGTAAGGGGAAGGTAGTGAAGAGGGCAGTTGAGGATATAGATTCTTCTGGTGTGATGCCTATGGGAGCTGAAGAGCTACCAGCGAATCCAGGCTCGTTGCTTGCCCAGTTGACGGATCCAGATTCATCAGAGCAAGTTGACGTAGCTCTAGATAATTCTATGAGAGAACAGGTCATAACTGAGCGGTCTGAGGACAGGGATCCTCCTAGTCGATTCAATCGTAATAATCCGACTATGAAGCGTATCTAAGTTTGAGGGCCGACTCGTTCAAGACAGATACTAAGCACCAGTTACTTATAAATGGGTGGATAGTAGATATCGGAATAGGCACCGTCTTAGAACAGCCGTTTGGTGCCTATTCCGTGGATATATTTATACCTGATTTAGATTTAGGTATAGAAGTGGATGGTCCCTATCACCTTAAAAAACGTGATCTTAAACGGGATGAGTATCTAAAACAAATCCATGGTGTTGATATCTGGAGAATCCCTATTAAACGGATGGGGGCTGGGTATAAAGATAAATTGATATCTAGAATAATGCTTAGAGTAGAGGAGTGGGACAGATAAATGCCTTTAATAGATAGCGTTTCCAACTTCCAAAAACATTGGTTAGAGCAGACTTTTGATGAGTATGACAAGACAACTCAAAGAGAGCCTAAGACGAGAGATTATTTTACTCCGTCGAATGCCCATTGGTGTCCCAGAGCGATTTGGTATCACTCTATGGGGCACGCACAGGATCCTATTACTCCTAACTCTATGAGACGTATGGGAGTAGGTACTGTTTACCATGAATTCATCCAAGAGAAGTTGGAAAAAACTGGGGTGCTGGTGAGCATGGAGGAGGAGGTTACCTGGGATGATCCCAAGATTCTTGGTTTTTACGATGGAATTATAAAAAATCCTGAGACTGACGAAGATTTTCTGTTGGAGATAAAGAGTAGGGCAGACAACAAAAAAGCCGTGAATTATCTACCTAAACCAGAACACCTTCTTCAGTGGAACATGTATTCGGCTATGACTAAAATTGTTAAGGGGATAATTTTTTACATAAATAAAAATACCCAGGAATATAATATTTATGAGACTAAAAGGGACGATCAAATCATAAGTAAGGTATTCAAGAAGTTGAGAAAAATACGAGACTATGTTGATCGTGGGGAAATAGTACCGTATCAGCCCAAAGAAAATCATGATTGGTGTAATTTTAAAACTACCTGTGAGATAGATTATTTTATAAAGGGGAAGTAGATGAATCTGGATACGTTACAGGTAAAGGCAAAGGAATTGGGGCAAGGGCCAGACGACTTCCCAGAACCCAGCATTCCCCTAGATGGAGATTCTTATGAGTTTCCCACTAATGCAGATAACTTGGGGGACGAACAACTTGATTCATGGTTAATGTTTTTTGGAGCATGGCGTGGATACTCTATAAACAGGATTGCTCAGATGGAGGGAGAGGTTAGCCTATTGGGGGAGGGATTAGATTTGATGATGTCCTCTAAGTCGGCTGAGTTGGAGGCCGTAGCAGTTAAACGAATCCTTAAGGATTCCCTAAGGGGTACTATCTTTAATGAGAATTCAGATCTATTGAATTTGAGTAAAAAGATAATGATAATTAAGGCGGAATTAAAGGTCTTAAAGGGCCGTTTGAGCCTATATGATGTTCAGTTTGAGGCAATTTCCAGAGTCATTACCCGTAGGGGTCAGGAACGGCAAAGGGCATGAAGAGAGTATATGGTATAGATGTTTCTACCTCAAAAATAGCCATCGCCCGTCTAGTAGATAGTGATTTTGATGTGGTAGAATTCCAAGCACGAGGAAGATCTTGGGAAGCAAGGCTAGCCATACTATACAAAGAGTTCTTCTCTTATGTAGAGAAAGAATTAACCCCGGATGACTTCGTATGTATTGAAGACATCCCTATGGTGCAAAATAGACAGGGGTTGATTAAGCTAGTTCATGCGTTAGCTATGTGTCGTGTTGTTTTCTTTCATCACGATATAGATTGTTTCCCGGTTAATGTGAGCACGTGGAAAAAGGATGTTGTTGGAGACGGTAGGGCAGATAAAGACAAGATTAAAATGATGGCGTTGCAGATTTTTGGTAAGAGCATTGGAAAGTATTCTCAAGATTCTATTGATGCTCTTATGATTGCTAAGTGGGGCCAGTTACGTTTTAACTCGCTTGGTTAAATTCTCAAAAGGGAGGGGTGCGGATGACTATCGGTACAACTGGAAATTTTACGAAGAATGCGGTTTCGGTATTGGAACGGAGGTATCTTCTTAGGGATGGGGAGGGACAGGAATCTCCAGAGGAAATGTTTTCACGTGTATCAAAATGTCTATCCGAAGTAGAGCGTAATTATCGTTTATCAGATAATAAGATACTTGAGCTAGAGAAGTCATTCTTCGAATTGATGTGGAGTTTGGACTTTATTCCTAACTCCCCTACTCTTATGAATGCTGGTACAGGTCAAGGCACCTTAAGTGCTTGTTACGTTTTGGATATAGACGATTCCATGGATAGCATCACGGCTACTCTGAGGGATCAGGCGTTCATTGAAAAGTTTGGTGGTGGAGTTGGATTTGCTTTGAGTGGCATTCGGCCTAAGGGCAAATCAATTGCTACAACCCAGGGGTTTGCTTGTGGGCCTATTGCCGTTCTTCGTGTACTTTCGGAGATGGGCAATCTTATTACTCAGGGGGGTAAACGTGCTGGTGCTCATATGGCTATTATGAGTGTCTACCATCCAGACATCTTAGAGTTCATAGAGTGCAAGACTACTGAGGGCCACATGGCTAATTTTAATATATCTGTTGGGGCCGATTCCAATTTCATGGAAGCAGTGGAGAGAGATCAGTACATCAATCTTTCTTGGCCTTTAGATGAAAACAGATATTATGAGAAGCAGCTTGATGCCGATGGCAATAAACTGGGAAACTCTATTAAGG